CTAGTTTTCAGAGTTTTATCTCGTTTCATCGAGATGTCATAAACTAACATAACTCGACAAAACTTTTATTTTTAATTTCCAAATTCTGAAAAAACTAGTTTTCAGAGTTTTATCTCATTTCGTCGAGTTTTCATAAACTGATATAACTCGACAAAACTTTTATTTTTAATTTCCAAATTCTGAAAAAACCTAATAATACAAATAAAATTCATTTATAAAAAATATTTTATGTACCAACATGGTAAGACAAATGTTAGGAAACTCTTTGTCTACATAAAGGACAAGTATTCTTTCTGTATTTTCTCCAACATCTTTTACAAAATGCGTGTTCACATTCTGTAAGATGAATATTTTTATATTCGATCATTGATTCCATACAAATTGGACAATCAGTTTCGATGAACTTTCCATAAACTTTTGATTCATATAAACAACTGTACATTTCGAGTAAATTTTCAATTTGCCTCTTTTTATATGAGTTAGAATTAAACCAGGATTTAGGAATTAATTTTTTTAATTCTTGTGGTTTTAATTGATCATATGATGTTTTATTCAAAAGTTCTTTCAAAATTTTCGTCCTGTTTTGTAAAATAGAAAATATGATTACAGAAAAATTATTTAATGAAGTATCAGCACCAGATTTCAACAAAAGTTTAATAATATTCAAACCACATGAATTCCGTACTGATTTTTCCAAAATGGAAACTTTGTTTTTAACAAAATTTACACGAGTTTTTTGCCCAATCAAATATTTACAAATATCATATTTATTATGGGCAACTGCAGTATATAAAGCTGAAAAATTACCTGTTCTATTAGTGATATTCACATCGGTTTTAGCTTCAATTAAAAACTTAACATCTTCAATTACTCCATTACCGATTGCATCTTGTAGTGGATGAGTTTTCAGATAATCTTCAATATTTTCATAATTACATTTATCAATAAACATCTGAATACACTCTTTATCTGGACTTTTTTCAAAAAAATAGGTAAGTACAGACGATTGGTCATCTTTTGTATGATCATAATTGTAACAATTATTCAAAAATGAATTATTAACATCTTCATAATCACACTTATCAATCCTATCAAATAAAAGTTTAATAATCTGTTTATTCCCAGAAGTGACTGATTGGATTAAATATGATTTTTCACCAACCCAACTAAAATTGCTGTTTAGATTAACTTTACGTTCAAGAAGTATTTCAACAATATTTTCATCACAACTTTCGATAGCTTCATTTAGATATAAATTTGGATCACACCCCATCTCAAGAAAGAAATAAACACATTTCATCGATTTAAAAGAAATTGATGTCCTTAAGGGGTCAACTCCGTCTTTTTCGAAAACTGGTGCACCTTTTTCTATCAAAGTTTTAACCAACTCAATATCATCCATCGTAATACAATACTCATAAAAAGTACATTGCGTCCCAGCGAGACCAACAATATTTGCCCATTCTATCACTGATTTTTCAATCAAAGAATTTAACAACATTTTATTACTGAATAATTTTTCAATATTAATCTTAACATTCATGAATTAATTATAAACATTCCCAAACAAAATAAAATAAAAATCATTTTTTTATCGTTTATCTCTTCCGCTTCCTACTATACTCATTGAGTAAAGCAACAACCGTTGAAGTACTATTATCCAAAGCATAATCAATAATATTCACCTCATTCTTAGAAGTAGTTACCCTCGGATTAGCTCCACTTGCCAAAAGAACTTTAATCAAATCTGTGTTATTGTTATCAACCGCACAATGTAAAGGTTTTTTACCCTCTTTATCACAACGATTAACATTAGCTTTGTATGAAATAAGTATTTGAACACATCTCTTACTATTAGATCCAACCGCAATATGTAGTGGCGACACCTCATCATCCTTTCCAAGAATATTTGGAGAACATTTTGAATTCAACAAAAGTTTCAAACAATCTACGTTATCAGTTTTGGAACAATGTACCAAACAATAATACCTATCACTCGATGTCATTGTCTTGAAACCATACCTCAACAAAAGTTTCAAACAGTAATAATTTCCCCAAAACGTAGCAGACATCAAAGGTGTTTGACCCTTGTCATTTCTTCTTGTTAAATCACTTTTAGCAAGAAGTAGTTGTTTAACACAATTTAGATTATTACTACCTTTTAACGAAAATTTGTCAAACATTGAAATATTCTTATCATAAGTCAATTTATGCAAAAAAGTCTCGCCTTTTCCCAAATTTGGATCAGCGTTGGCCTTCAATAACATCGAAACTAGTTCAACATCTTTGTTCCAAACTGCTGTAGAAAGTGGAGATGAACTTGCTTCACCAACATTTGGATCTGCTTTGAAATTTAAAAGCTTTTGAACAATACCTTTTTTACCTTCCTCAGAACAAGCAATGTATAAAGGTGTTTTACCATTGCTTTTAACATTAACGTCTGCTTTATATTTCAAAAGCATGTTCAAGAAATCATCTTCAGTACCATAATAGTTGTTAAGGTCACCCCAACTACTTTTAATAGCATGTTCAAATAAACTTGTGTCACCAATCATCGTATCAGGGTTAATAATACCATGCTTGAGACAATACTCAACGAACTCCATATTTCTAAATAATTCGCCATGTTTAAACAAATCAATTACAATTTTTGATTTATCATCAATTCCAATTTTTGATTTATCGTTACTCATGATTAATTATAACAATTAATTATAAATCCTCAAAATTAAAAAACAATTTTTTTCCAAATTGATAATTCAGTTACAAACTGACCAACAAGGTCGCCAATTTCATAGGCTGACCAACAAGGTCGCCAATTTCATAGGCTGACCAACAAGGTCGCCAATTTCATAGGCTGACCAACAAGGTCGCCAATTTCATAGGCTGACACTACATTCCAAAACATCAGGATGTAAATAATTGGTTTTCAATTTGGAAACAAACTCTTCAGAATTCAAATTTTCTTGAAATTTCTTCCACAATTTAGCCATTTCTTGATCACTTTGTGTTTTCCAAAGATCATCATTAATTCTCGGCATATTTTGAACAGATGTAATAGCAGCCAGAAAGATAGCTTGAACATAATTCTGCTCTGTATCATGAACCAAATTTGGTTTCGACATGAAAACTTTACAACTTGTGATATTTGAATCAATCAAGTAACGTGATACATTTCCAATATATTCGTGCCACACACTTGAGTTGAATACTAAAGATGTCAAAACTCTTTTCATATTCTCTTTCAAAGTTAGTTTCAAACTGGTTAAACCTTTTGATCTCTTATATAAGTATTTGATGAAATCGTTGTTCCAAGCTACATTTTTATTGAGTTCAGGCTCCATTTTGTCAAAACATTCGGAAACAAATCTATCAAATAATTCCCAATATTGGAGTAAATCTTGTTTTAAAGGAGTATCAGCACAAGTCATTTCAGGTGGAGTTTTGTATTCGAAGTTGTTACAAACATGTTGGTAATAATCGTTCAAACCTTTCTTTGTAAATGCAAAAATACGGTGAACTAAACCACCTTCATTAACTAATATGTCGTAGGCTCTGTCATTAACTTCTTGTGTTCTATACAAAAATGGAACAATGAAGTCATACAAAACTTTTGGCATTGTATCTTTGTATCTAAAGCAAGATGCCAAAACATGTCCAGCAATTTTAAAATGACATTCAATAGCATGGTTAAAAACAGTTTCATGCATCAAAAGAGAAGCCATGAAAATGTTGTAAGCAAATCTCCAATTATCTCCTCCAACGAAATATTCAGTATCCTCTTCAACAATTCTCTTCTTCATTTTACCATCACCATCTTCAGTAACGTGGCAACTTGTTATAATAGAACTCAATTTGTAATCTTCATTCAAAATCAATTTGGCTCCATAAGGAATAAGACCTCTTCTGACTTCAAATTGGGAAAGAAAACGTAAATCGATGTTGTAACCTTCGTTTTCTTCATTTTTCATCAAGAGGTGTGCACCGATTCCTTCAGTGGCGACGAACTCTAACATTTCAACTTCGGATTTCTTCTCCAAATCGTGGGCTTGATTCTTATTTTTTAAGAATAACTCATTCTCCAACACTTTTGGAAAATATTTGTTTATGATTTGTTCCTCATTTTCGTGACAATCTTTGTCAATATCTTGGATAGGTAACATTGAAAGAACCCTGCTTAAAGTCTTACCCCAATCTATTTTCCAACCAATGTCATCTTCTACTTTAACAAGTTTGAGAGCTTCATTTTCTTGAAGGATTCCGTGATCATTAACAGATTCTGTAATTAAACCTTCTTCGTTGATGTTGTCTACTGTGAAACGCATTCCATCTAAACTACTTTTGCTGACATAAATTAACAACTCTGTAAATAGATCTATCATTTTATGGTTTATAATTTCTATGAGATTAAATTTTCAATCAAGACCATATTTAACTAATTGCTTTCGCAAATCTTTATTTTTTGTTTTTTTAGCCCATCTCATTAAACTGTATCTACGTATTTTACCTCTTTTTTTAAAGCAAATTCTTGTTTTTTTTGTGAATAACTTTTTTTCAAAAAGAACTTGAATCATATAATAGTTTTTCAACATGACTTCTATGCCTTTCAAATCCATAACATAAACAATGTTGTCGTTATATACACATTCTTTGAATATGCCACTGAAAAAGTTGTCACGTTTATCCCGAATTAAAGATGATAAACCATTTAGACCAACGATTAGCATATCTTCAATTTTTATAAAAATATATCAAATGAGAAATTAAAAAAATCATTTTTTATGGATTAAACACTTTGGATAAATCTTTGCTTCTTTTTGGTTATCTAGATTAAAAGAAACAAGTGTTGCTTTTAATTTTGTAAATGTATTATCTTTCAAATGAGACAAATTTTTTTTACCCATTGAAATCAAAAATTCCAAATCTTCAATCGTTCTCTGATTTGGTTTTAGATAATTCATATATGAAAAAAACATTTGATCCAATAAATAAGTATCCTTGTAGGGTCTAATAAATATAAACATAAAAGAATTTCTTTTGTATATTTTACCCCAACTTTTATACGATAATTCGTAACCACCAAAATGTGGATTTGGATCAAATCCATTTTCTAGCAACACACGATATTTATCACAAAATCTTTTCACATTCCACTTATTAGAATATTCATGGATTTTGTTAAAATTTTCACATTGTTTTTCTGTAAATGTTTTTTCCAAACGATCTTTATTCTGTGTTACAAAATTATTAAAATACAATTTTGGTATATGTGAATCAAACAACATTTTAATAGTTATTTCATTAAAATTTTGCTCTTCTCCAAAGGCACCAATCATTTTTTTTCTATAAAATTTATAGAGTTCAGAATTGCTATTACTAAAACTATCAATGTAATAAGGCAAATCACTATACCTAAAATCTTTTGGTGTTCCATATTTCAACAAAAGATCAAAAATTCTTTTATCTGGATAATTCCAAACATAATTCCAAACCGATAATAAATTATTTTCATGATATTCATTCACATCGATAGTATATTTATTGAGCAATATCTCTATTTCCTCAATAGGCCATTTAGCCTGAACAACATATTGTAATATACGAGGAATCACTTTAAAATCCATCAGAATATAAATATTCTTGTAAAGAAATTCGTCGACACAATGTTTCACCAAAATTTTATCAATAAGATTGGAATTGTGGCTTAATATTTTACATTTAACCATCTTTTCAAACATTTCAAGATCATTAATTATATCCATAACTGCTTTGGGGGAAAGTCTAACGTTAATACAACATTGATCGGTTGTATATTTTTTTTTTTCGGAAAAATCCATCAAATCAGCAACAATATTTATTGCTGTATCACTGAACTTAGACACTGTAAATCTAGACATATTAAAACTCAACTTGTAAAGTGTTTTAATATTTAAAAATTCAATTTTTTTTTTTAACAGTAAAAGGTTACACTTTTTGTCTACAGATAGGGCAAATATCTTTTTTACATTTTTTCCAGCATTCTATATGAAAAACATGATAGCATTTTGTCATAAAAAGTGTTTTCTTATCTTCAATTTCCTCTAAACAAATTGGACAAGTTTCACCACAACTTTCTTCCATTTTTTTGTTCAGTTTTGCATCTTTCGCATCTCGAAGTAATTTAACGCATTTTGTATAATTTTTGTCACCAGCAACTCTAATCATATTCGGTGGGTAGTCTGGATCAGCACCATGTTTCAATAATAAATCAGCAATTTTGTAATTATTTATGTAAACACTTGCAAACAAGGCACTTTTACCATTTGATAATCTGATATTCGGATCAGCTCCTACAGAAAGTAGCATTTTAACCATTTTGAGATTTCCTGTAGTTGAAGCTATATATAAAGCGGTTGATCCGGTAACTAACCCTTCAACAATATCATAATCTATTTTGTTGTTTATAATTTTAGTCATGCTGGAAAAGTGTTGGGAAAACATTGGATTAGTTATTGAAGTAACACTATTCTTTATTGTCAAATTAGGATCAGCTTTTGCCTCTAGCAAAGATTCCATTATTTGATAATCTAATCCACTGGTTGTTAAAGCACAAACATATAGTGGGCTCAAATTGTTGTCATCCACACAATTGACATCAGCACCACCTTTCAACAAAAGCATCACCAAGCCATAATTACCACTTTTCACAGCACAATGTAAAGGTGTTAATCTACAATTATCCCGAACATTCAAATCATAACCATTTTCAATAAGTATTTTGATAGAAGCATCACTGAAATTTTCTATTCCAGCAAATAAACTTGCACCATCATCTTCACCTTTCGCCAAATCAATGCCAGAATTTATCAGCAACTTTAAAATTCTGTAATTATTTTCACTAACAGTTACATTCAAAAGCGAATAACCATCCTTCAAATCAATATTAGGATCAGCCTTATTATCCAACAATAAACGCACTGTCTCATAAAAATCATATTGACAAGCCATGTATAACGGAGTAATCCCAAGTGAAGGTACAACATTTAAATCAACACCTCCGCCTAAAAGCATCCTTATACTCTTCTGATTATTATTCTGAACAGCCATCAAAATTGGGGATGCTCCATCTTTGGAGCAGATATTGGGATCAGCTTTGTTTTGAAGAAGAAGTGGAATTACTTTTGTATAGTTATCATCAACAGCTTTGTAAAGTGATGTTGTTCCATTTGTTTCTCTTTGGTAATTTACATTTGCACCATTTTCTATCAATAGTTTACAAGCAACAAAGTTAGATTTCCAAACTGAAATGTAAAGTGGTGATCGACCATCACAATCTGTGTTGACATCAAAGCCTTGTTTGATAAGGGTTTCAAGAGTGTAGTTGCGTTTGTTTGTGATAATGTATTCTATTAAGGATTTGTCATCTATTTTGCTTTTTTCGGTTAGGATACCGTTTTTGAGTAGTATTTCTAAAAGTGTGTAATTCTCGAATATGTTATTTTTTTTGAGATCAATCGAAAACGTGAGTAAACTCATATTATAAAATATAATGGTATAATGATGTTTAGTGTCAAACGAAAATAAAATCTGTAATAAATATCACTGATGAAAATGTTTTATTTATCTTATTAGCACTTTTATCCGTCAGCACAATTGTACTCAGAGAAAAATCAAGGAGAAGAGTTGGAGAACTTTTCACAAATCCATTCTGGGTAATTGGTTTATTGACAATTGTTGGATTCTCAATATACATTTGTGTAGGAATGAATGATAAATCTCAAGATGAAAGAACCAAAACTATTGATGCTTACAAAAAAAGTTTAATTGCATTTATAATTGCTGTCTTTTCCGAATTTGGAATATCTATTGGTCCTTTCCGACTTGTTTTTGTTTTGCTTATTATACTTCAGGTTGGGTCTAAGCTAATAAAAATAAAATCGAAAAGCTCCACTCAAGTCGCTTTTCCCCTACATATCGGGCATATCTCTTTACTACCGTACTCTTCCCAGCACTCTTTATGAAACCCATGATAACAATTTGTTATCTCAATCTCTCCACCATCTGTCATCTCGTCTAAACAAATTGGACACCTTTCATCCAAATACTCTTTACATTTCATCAGCTTTCTTTTATTCTTCTCTTCTACTAACAATCCATGACAATCTGAACCTTTAACCGCAATATCTATAGCACTGAGTTTTGTACCTTGTTTCAGGATATCTGGATTCGCCTTGTACTTCAACAACAACTGTAAACATTCGAAATCATTCATATAAGCCGAAATATACAATGGAGTCTCATTTCCAAAAGATGACATTTTATTTGGATCAGCACCTTTTTCCAATAAATCACCAACACATTTAGAATTGCCTTCCGCAACCGCTACATGTAAGGGTGTGACAAAACCATCACATTCACTACTCGAAGATTCTCTATTAGGATCAGCTCCAGCTTCCAACAAAATTCTAAAAGATTCATAACTATCATTAAAAATCGAAAAAAATAAAGGTGTCAAGCCTCTCACTTCATTCCCTTCACCATTACATGGGGAACCATCCACACAACCTCCCATTTTCAATAAAGTTTTCAAAACATTCAATGCATTTCTCTGTACAGCCAAACACACAGGTGTTCTCCACTGTCTTCCCTTCCCATAATTAATATCCGCTCCATTTTCTATCAACCTCTTAATAAAATATTCACTGTCATACTCAACAGCAACTGTCAAAGGTGTATCCTCCTGACAATTTACATGATTTACATCAACTCCTTTATTAACTAAATAATCAAAAACATCACAACAGTCATTCATAATTGTTTGTATTAAAGGTGTAACACCCTCTTTATTCTCAAAATTTATATCAGCCTTATATTTCAAAAGCTTATCCACTATCCCAATATTGTCCATTTCAGATGCTATGATCAAAGGAGTCGAACCGTCATCCTTAGTTACCACATCGAAATCAGCACCAGCATTCAACAACATATCAACAATCTCCATATTATTCATATGTGTAGCTAATGCCAAAGCCGAAATTCCATTACCGTCAACTAAGTTCAAATCAGTTTTAGCCTCAATCATTTTCGATAAATAATCAAGACGGTTTAATATTGTCGCCATGAAAATCAAAGGTTTTCCATCAACAACAATATTGTATTTAGCATCAATACTCTCTTTATTTTCAATATTATTCTCGAGAATGGTTTCCATGACCTAATATTGTAAAGATAGATAATACTTTTATAAAATTGGTTTTTCTTTAAGTATACTTTTTTATAAAAAAGGTATTGTCAGCACGAAGTGCTAATGGCTTTGCCATCAAAAAAGTTTACCGATGAAACACTTTTTTAGAAAAAAAAAAAATGATTTTGAAATTCCTATATTTTGCAAGATTCGTCATAAATTAACAATGAATGATTGGTATACTCAACGTAGAAATTTAATAACCGGTTCTCAAGTAGCAAGTTACTATATTGGTCAAAGTGTGAAGCATAATTTATTTCTTGATCAACGTTATTTTTGTATGAAATGTCATCCACAATTTAATAATGGTAAATTATGTGAAAAATGTAAAACAATATATAATCTTGAAAAAGAGATCAAGCAACTGAAAAAGGACAAAAATAAGTTAAAATGTATTGTTATGTTCATAACATCTCTTGAACTAAATAAAGATGTTGTGAAAAATATTTATGATTTTATGTGAACAATATTAACGTTATTAGTGAAAATGAACTAGTTTAGTTACTTATAAATAAAATATATAATCTTCCCGAATAAAGATATTCTTATTTAGAAAAAAACTGATTTTAAATTACTATAAGTTAATGGATCTATTGTTAATTAATGAGTAATTCGCCTATACAACGTAGAGATTTTTTATATATAACGGAAGCACAAGCTATGGCTTCTTATAGAAGCCGACGTATGTTAGAAATTTTTGATAAACCGAATCGTTATTGTATAAAATGTCATTCCATAATTAATAATGAAAAATGTGACATGTGTGAGATATGTGAGAAAATAGAAAAATACGAAAAAGAAATTGAGCAACTAAAAGATGAAAAAAACAAATTGAAATGTATTATTACATTCATAACATTTAAACAATTAAATAAAGATGTTGTGAAAAATATTTATGATTATTTGTCAGAATGAAAAACTTTTATAAATTAAAGCTATAATTGTTTCATAATGTTCATATTCATCTTTTTCAAAATTTGTATTAAATTAATAAGAATCATCGACTTGTCGTTTATCTCCTACATTCAATTGTAGGGGTAATGAACCGATTCAGTTGCTTATAAATAAAATATATATATTCTTCATAAACAAAGATATTCCCATATAAAATGTAATAAGTTTTTATATAAAAAAAAAAATTGATGCTTGTGAAAGTCTAGATTTTTTACACTATATATTGATTGTAGCTAGACTAGTTCTATTCTTCGTTTCGCACATCATGCCCTCGATTTAGGGATAGGTTACCGAAGCAAGGATCAGTTTACTGTTTATCTCCTACATTCAATTGTAGGGGTAATGAACTGATTTAGTTACTTTATAAATAAAATTATTATAAAAATTATAGTTTAGAATGCTTGTAGCAGTTATAGTTACTTATTAGGATAAAAACTTTTATAAATTAAAGCACCAATTGCTTCATAATTTTCATGTTCTTCTTCTTCAAAATCAATTTCACCATATTTAAATACCCAAAATTTCCATGCTGGCACAGGATAGGCACCAGCTTGAATTAAAATTTGAGTAATTTGTATTAAATTAATAAGAACCATCGGCATATCCTTATAATGACCAGCTAATTCAACAACCAACTTCAATGGTGTTGTAGGAAACTTATGACTACGATCTTTTGCATTTGGAATATAATTACCATGTTTGTCAAAAACCATATTATGAACAAATTTATATCTATTGCCTTCATATCTTTTCCAAGTCGAATTAAAAGGATCAGTTGGCCAATTATTAGAACTCAGTGGTTTCTCTGGAAACATTACAAACTCTCCCATACAAGACATCTCAAAATCATCAAGAACCTCTGGAATAAGATAATTTGAAAGACCTCTTTCTTTTTTCAATATTTGAACAATCTTTGTAAGATTTATTCCTTCAATTGCGTCCATAAGAAGATCACCAATATTTTTAGGCATTTTTCCATATTTTTCAAAACGTCTAATATTACCGTTTTCAACACACTTATTACACCTTTTGAACTGACCTTTCCCCATTTCATTTTTAGAAAAAGCATAAAATTTTTTCTCACCACATGTAAAACATTCCCTATTATCGGATGGTGGTGCTGGACAACGCCTTAAACTATCCTCATAATGAATTATACCTTTTTCAGCATTAAATTGATGCAATTTACCGCAATATACACATCTTATGTAAGTATCACTCATACATATAATTGTTGCGTCTCCTCTTTAAACTATCTTGAAATAAAAAAATCTGAAAAATATATTTTTCAATTCGAATTCTTCTTCTTCTTTTTATTCAGTTTATAACTCTTAACAGTCTTGTGTAAGCGGTTAGCTTCTAAATTTGTTGCAAAATGTTGTTGAACTGGTTTCAAATAACGAACAATACATTCTGTGACAGCTTTCTTCAAATCAGCTGGATGAACAAGTTCCTGAGCAAAGTCAGATTCCAACTGGTTATAATCAGTGTATGTCAAATTGCCACCATGTTTATCTGGTCTCTCAATCAGAAAAGTATCATCCATTTCGAAAATTATGTATTTAGCATACTCCAAAATTGGATTCACTTCAATATTTTTAGGTTGACAAAAAGCTTTTTTCAACTTTCGTCGCACGTCATCTGGTGAATCATTCATAAAAACTGCATTGTCTGGACTAGACTTAGACATCTTATCACTTCCATCCAAACCCATTAACATATGATGCGAAACCATAATTGGTTTTAACTTCTTATTAATCTTATCACAATATTCCCTACACAACATATTAACTTTTCTTTGATCCATTCCGAGAGAACATATATCAACCTTTAAGAAGAAAACATCCGCAGCTTGCATCACAGGATACATCATTTGTGACATTGAAAGCCCATCTTTTTCCTCTTCATCTTCATCTTTAACACCCATAATTGGTGTACAACGTTTTATACGCTTCAAATTAAATTTGGTCGCAATATCCAAAACTTGTAACCAATACTCCATTGGTTTCGCATTAATCTCATCAGATGACCACAAAAACTCTATATTCGGATTATCAACATCCATTCCACAAGCTTTCCATGTTTCTATCATCAGTTTACCAGCATTCCTAATTTTTTTCAAATCTCCATTCAATTTGTGATTCAAAAGGGCAAACCAATCTGCAATCCAAAATTTGAATTTACAACCTGCCTTTAAATACTTGTTCACATTTATAGCCCTCAATAAACCTTGAGCAATATGCATTCTCCCTGAAGGTTCGAACCCATCATACACGATTGGTTGCTCCTTATTTTTCAAAAGTGCAAGAAGCTCATTGTCTTGAACAATTTCCTCACCAATTGAACGAATAGTTTTGAAACGTTCAATGTAAACGTCATGATCAACTTTGCCTGTATATTTTTTTGCCATAATTATCAATATAAAAACATAAATAAGTCTTAAATGAATTCATTTTTATTTTTTTACTGACAAAAAAAAAAATGATTTTTAAAACAAGTAAATCATAAAATTATAGTAAGGAATTATGTTAATGGGACAATATGTCATATTTGGAATTGCAATAATTCTGACAATATCTATATGTATAAGTATTTTATTTTTGTGGTATTGGTTGCTATATAAAATAATTGGTGATGATGATCCGCCACAAGTTCATTTTATCATGCCAAGTGGTGATTTTGCAAAAAATGAATATCTAAATAGAACAAAAAAATGAACAAAATTATAAAAATTAATTGACAAACATGTCTGTTATTTACATTATTGGATTTTTGAAAGCAATGTCTTTTTCTCCAAATTGGGAAATGATCAAAGAATTGAAGAAATATGTTGATTCCAGACATGATTTACAAAACAAACAATTAATTTCAGCAAACGTTAATGCGATTGACTTGATGATTCGGAGTTGTACAAAGGATCGTGTTGTAATAACAATTAATTCGTTTATTCGGGCGTTGAATGAAATATCTAAGTAAGATATATGAATAATAAACACGCAGAATACGTCATTGTAAGTTGTGAAAATCTCAAAGAACCAACAAAAAAATTATGTTTTGTTAGTTTTATAAACCTTGTTACAATCGAAGATTTCAAATATTTCTTGAAAATGGTCCGCGAAACTCCCAATTACACAATCAAAAGAGATATTGATCCGAATTTCGTAAATAACAAAAAATGGATAACTATTGAAGAACTTTTAGATAACACAAGAGTCACACGTGATAAAAATTTTATAAACAATTTTAACCAAATTTATGGAGAATCTTTTGGGGAAAATATTATACAAAAAGTTATAAATGAACTCAAAACAAAAGACGATCAGAGTTCTGATTCTGAATCAACAGAATCAACAGAATCAACTAACAGTGATTGAAGGCATAAATATTTTTCCGAATGATCTCATATGCATATCGTACAAGTAGTCGATTATTTCTTGATTAACTTCCATTTGCTCAGCAAAATCTATAGGATCAAATGGATGAGCCATCAAAGCAAACATATCATATTTATCATCCAAATAGATAAGAACATCCAATTGTTCAGACCTGATAGCCCATAAATAAACATTCCACCCATTATCAGATGTAACTGTAAATTTGAAGAATGGGTCTTTTTCAAAATGCCTCAGGATATCAATAAAACCACAAGATGCTGCATAAAGATAAGCAGTCATTCCTTGTTTACTTTTAGTCAAAATATCCCAATTATGTTTCTCTTCAAGATATTCTATAACGTTAAGACGACCATAACTAGACGCGGTTAAATAAGCATCACCTCCAAATTTACACCTGACATGTACATCCCAATGGTGTTTTTCTTCCAAATATTCGAGAACATTAATATGACCTTCCCCAGCTGCTAACAAATAAGCGTCTTCGTCATTATTTCCTTTAACGTGGATATCCCAATCATATTTTTTTGAAATTTAAAAACAAAATATTTTTATTATAAAATATGGAACAAAATCATCCGTGCTACGTGATGGTCGTTTGCAATAAATCCACATTTATAAACATATTGACTACGACACAATATGATTATATTAAAAACGTCATTGTAAGAGATGATCCGGATTTTTACATTGATGATTATTACGAGATTGGTACTTTTATTTCTGAAAAAGTAAAGATTATACGTGATGCCGTTTTTATACATAATTTTATAGATAAATTGGGTTTTAATATTGGACCAAAAATAATGGAAAGATTTATAACAGAATATCAGACTTATCTTGATAATGCTGATTGTTTGAGTATGGAAACCTGTGATGGATCCATCAGTTGTGAGGATTGGTAGATGATTTGTCGATTAAAACTAACCTCTCGACTTGATTTTGTTGTTCAAGTTTGTCGATACGTTCAGACATTCCATGCAACACTTTTTTAATTTCTTGATTATTATTGAAAATAACTTGTTTCAATAATCTAATTTCATTTTGTAAAGATTGTATACGATAGTTAACAGATCCTGAACTCATTTGTATTTTATTATGTATGTTGGATTGAAACCAAATAATTATAAAATCATTTTTTACACGCAAAATTATTTTCTATTTGTTAGAACCTCAACATTACCTTCAATTGTTTTTACACCTTTTTTGACACTATTTCCAACTGCTTTTGCATCTGATCGAATAGCTTTGAATAAGTGACCAATCCATTTTCTTTGGATGATTGAGATAACAATCCACATGATTGTATAAATTACCCCAACTGAGATATTACTTGTAAACCAACTCATAATGATAATCAATGAATATATTGTGTAGAAAATGTAGAATTTACTCTTGTTCTTACCCCAATTACTTTCAGTATAAACCATACCATACAAGTAAATTGTCATGAAAAACAAAAGAATTGGTAAAAATACATTTGCCATAATTGTTTCCATACCTATAGTTGTGTTTGTACTACTTGAATCTTCACATAAACTATTAATACTTTCAACTGTTTCATACAATAAATAAAGTCCAGCAAGGGAAACAATAATTAGTAGGAGTACGGTAAAAACTAATATTTTTTTATAATCTCTTCCTTCTAAAATTGTGTATAACATTAGATAAATAATGATGATATAAACAAAGTAAATACATCCAAGCATTATGGTTAAAAGGAATGATCCTAACCCACTGAATAAATAAGTTACAATACCAGTTACTAATAATAACGAGATGATCATGTAAATATTACTTGCAATTCCGCCTAAAACTGAGAAATAACTTGAATCATTCTTGAATTTGCCTAATCTTTTTCCCCTGTACATTTTAGCAAATAAAATAACGAAAACAATTGCTAAAATGAAGAAGACACCATAAACAATTAGTTTAGTGTATGATGACTGTTCATCACTTGTCAAAGTTGTTATTGAATCCATAATTGGTGATACAATTGTTGGTAAAAGGAAATTAATGAGAATTATCATTCCAAGTCCAATCAGGGGAACAACAATGTAGAAACTCTTGAATCCATTTTTCTTTATATCTTGAAAGCAACTTATTTTTTTATAAAGGTTATAAATAACAATACCTATAACAATGACAAAAAGTACAATATACATGTAAGTTATTGAAGTTGGAATATTTTGCATAACAGTACTATCACTAATATTGTAGATTGGTTCGCAATCTGTCATTATCAAAAAGGTAAAAATAATGAAGAAAACTGGATTGAATAGTTTGATGGCATTATACATATCGTAAAATTGGCTTTTACCTTCTGTCGAAATACTTGTTCCAGCACCTTCAATGATTTTGTAAAATTTATTGATAATCCAGATTATTGACCATTTTGATGGGGATTTTGGTCCGTATTTTTTCATATTTTCGATAACATTTCCGAAATTTTCGGATAATGGAATATTCATAACTGAATACCACGAATTAATTATATTACCAACATTCGGACAATCTTTATTGTTATCACTCATGTAAACTAATATATAATTAGAAAAAATAAAACAATAAAAAATATATAAAAAAAATTCAATTAAATTATCAAAGTAAAATGAGTCAAGAACTTTTTGAATTATTAACAGAACAAATTTTAAATATGGAATCACAAATTAAAACTATCAAATTTAACCTTAAAAAACTGGACAGATTACGGAAAAAAGAAGAAAAAGATTACCAAAAGAAAATCGCAAAATTAGAAACAAAGAAAGCTAGCAAAACCAAAACAACAAGCAAGACCAAGAAGAAAGAGTTACCAATTGAAACCAATTTCACTAGAAAAAGTGAAATGAGTGATGAATTAAAAGAATTTCTTTTGACATCTGAGAAAATGAATATGGCAGAAGTTTACAAAGCAGTTGTTCAGTACATTAAGGATAATAATCTACAAAACATTGAAAATAGAAAAAATATTAATTTAGACGAAAAATTGGAAACACTTTTAGCACCAAATGACGATGAAGAAGTTACATTTTTTAACTTGAAATCATTATTGGAAAAACATTTTATTTCCTAGATATATCGATCTCTTCAGTAATGAAATACTTCTTCTTAAAGAAATCTCCAATCTTACGCTGTTTGCTCGTTGACGTTACAGGTGTAAGAATACTTTGCTTATATTTACCCAATTTAAGTGCAATTTCATTATAAGATTTCACCTTGAGCTTTTCCGAATTCTCCTTTAAATAATCAATCAATACTTGTTCATCCGTGTTCTTAATTTTAAAACTAGATCTACTAATACCTTCCAAATCAAAAAGGTCTTCACATTTCAACAACGATCTAGCTTTCTTGTAATCGAAATTATCTTGTACTTTATATGAGCTATTTGTGGCTAATCTATTAATAACTCCTTCAATTGTTCCGTATTTTTTGATGAATTTGTAAGCTTTAATTGCACCAATACCAGTGATCTTTGTTGTATAATCACAACCACATAGGATACAAATGTCAATAAATTGTTCATATGTTACATTCAAATCATCAAGAATATCTCTGATCTTGTAGAGTGAAATGTTGTTATTATTTGAGTTGAAATTTCTGATGAAATTATAACCACCGGAAGCTAGATAATCGGTATCTTCTGTTATACAACCATCAACAAATCTATTTTTGGAAAGAACTGCACAGAAAGCTTCGGCTTCTCCATTTGCAGCAAT